TCACCATCGGCACTGACGTTCAGGCGATCATCGACAATCTGAACCAAAAGCCAGCCGCCTTAGTGCATCGCCTTGCGAAGAACGGAATGCTTGAAGTCATCAAGACAGAGCTGTCACACGGTCGCAACCCCTACGCATCACAAGCGCGCCGCTGCTTCTTGTCAGTCACCTGCGAGAAGCTGCTCAGTGGCGGCTACACAAAGAAGTCTCTCGAAATGGCGCTCATGACCGCGCTGTCATGGAAGAAGGGGACTGCGTCCTCGCATTACATCATTGTCACGCCAGCGTTTGTCGCGTTGGGAATCATCGTGGAGAAAGACGGTATGTATGTTGTGAACCCAACACTCACCGCAGACAATGAATAAGCAACAAAAAAGAAGGGTATTGAATGTATTTGAATCACGCATTGTCTGCCAGAAGCGACTTTAGTATTGGCGAGTCCATGCTACAGATTGAACACCTTGTCTCTGAGGCTAAAGAGAAAGGTTACGAATCTGTGGCTTTGGTAGACACTATGTCCCTGCATGGCATGGTTGACTTTACCAACCGCTGCAAGAAAGCAGGCATCAAGCCTATCATCGGCTGCCGTCTTCGCGTCTATCAAGACCCAACCTACCGCAAACCATCAAAGGCTTCGGGCGAAGTAGAGAAGCCTAATCCCAGTTACGCGCTGAAGGTCTACGTCCAGAATGACGCTGGCATTCACTCGCTCATTAAGCTGCTGTCAAAGGGTTACTCCAAAGACTACTTCTACTATCACGCCCGTGTCGGCTTAGAGGACGTGCTTGAGCTTGAGGGCGTGTCGATCAGCACTGGCGATATGTATAACGTCTTTCACATGGCAAACCACGCAGAGATCGTTCGCAAGCTGGCTGACAAGTTCAAGACCTACATCGAGCTAACGCCAATCAATACGCCGCTGTTCGATACCCTGAACGCAAAAGCCATGCTGTTGCTCGATGACCAGCCTGGCATCGGTCTGCCACTTGTCACATACCCCATCTTCTACCGTGACGATAACTGTGCCGAAAGTCTTGAGGTACTGGCGGCTATCACATCAAGCAGCAAGATGGATGTGTCGTACCGTCCCATTCAATACGTGCAGGACTTCTCCATTCACGAACCCAAGCACATCGTTGATCGCGTCAAGGGCGCATCAAAGCGCATTGCCACGTTCGATGGTGTGTCGGCTCCAAACCTGTGGGTTGAGGGCTTAAAGAATGCCGAAGAACTGGTCAATGAATGTGCCTACACCTTCTCAAAGTTGCCCGTCTCTCTGCCCAAGATGGCAGACAACGAGTTCATGGCGCTCGGTAAGAAGTGTCTCGAAGGATGGAAGCGCCGCTTTGGTCGCGAAGTTCTCGGTCACAAGCCAGACAGCACGGAGATAAAGGTCTACCAAGAGCGCCTGCAATACGAGTTGGGTGTGCTGAAAAAGATGGGCTTCGCTGGCTACTTCTTACTCGTGGAAGACTTGGTGGTCTGGGCTAAGAACAACGGCATCATCGTGGGGCCAGGTCGCGGTTCGGTTGGCGGCTCATTGGTCGCTTACCTAATTGGCATCACTGACGTTGACCCGATTCGATTTAACCTCCTGTTCGAGCGTTTCATTAACCCTGAACGTCTTGACTTGCCAGACGCTGACTTGGACTTCATGTCTTCCAAGCGTCACATGGTTATCGAATACCTGTCAGCCAAATACGGTACAGATCGTGTCGCAGGAATCTCAAACTATTCGACGTTAGCGAGCGCCTCCGCGCTGCGTGACACTGGTCGCGTATATGGTCTCAATGGCATTGAGCTAACCGCTACTAAGCTCGTTCCAAAAGAGCATGGTCAATCGTTCACGCTGTCAGAAGCAGCGAAAGCTGTTCCTGAAATCGACAAGTTCAAAGACGAGCGCCCAGGGATTTGGAAGCATGCGCTGCACTTAGAGGGTGCTATGCGAGCCTTTGGACGACACGCTGCCGGCGTAGTGGTCGCTGGTGAGCCGTTAGTCAATCGTGCCGTTGTGGAGACGCGCGGTGACGATACGACGCCCACAGTGTCTTGGGACAAGCGTGTGGTTGAAGACTGGGGCTTGGTCAAGATGGATATTTTGGGTCTGTCCACGCTCGACGTACTGGAGATTGCGCGTCAATACATCCATGACCGTCATGGCGTTGAGATTGACTACCTCGATCTGCCTCTTGAAGAAGCTGACATTATGGAATCATTCGGTCGTGGCGACACTACCGGCGTGTTTCAGTTCGAATCGCCAGGCATGAAGAAGCTGCTGCGCGACTTGGCTGTCGGTGGCACATTGACCTTCGAAGACATTACTGCCGCAACCGCGCTGTACCGTCCAGGCCCAATGGACTCCGGTCTGATGGATGACTACGTTGCCATTAAGCAAGGTATTCGCTCCCCATACTACGACCATCCAAGTATGGAGCCAGCGCTGCGTCAGACCTATGGCGTTATCGTCTATCAGGAACAGGTCATGCAGGTTGCCGTTGATCTTGCAGGCTTCACACGAGCTGAAGCTGACCACTTGCGTAAAGCGATGGGCAAGAAAGACAAAGACAAGATGGCTGAAATGCGTGAGCAGTGGAATGCCGGTTGTCTGAAGAACGTCGGTATGGACGAGCGCACCGCTGGTGGCATTTTTGACAAGATCGAAGCGTTCGCTGGCTACGGTTTCAACCGTTCGCACGCCGTTGAATACTCCATCATCAGCTACTGGACGATGTGGGTTCGCTGCCGCTACCCCGCTGAATACTTCGCTGCCTGTATGTCGATCGTGGCCGAAGACAAGCTGCCTGGGCTGGTGACGGACGCGCGTGAGTACAAGATTGAAGTCATGCCGCCAGACATTAACCTGTCCACACATCGGTATACCATCCCCAACAACAGCACGATCTTGGCACCGTTCTCTGCCGTGAAGGGCGTCTCCGAGAATACCGCGCTACGCATTGTGGAGCTGCGTGAACGCAACCGGAGCTGGGGCGTCGTCAAGACCAAGAAGAAGCGCGATGGGACGGTCGAGGACGTGTGGGAGATGGATGAGGCAGCCCCAGTCAAGGGTCGTTTCGATACGCCTCAAGAGTTCGAGCTTGCCGCCTCGCAGCCTGGCTCAAAGGTCAACGCTCGGGTGGTGGAGAACTTGAAGCTGATTGGCGCTTACGCCAGCATCGACAAGACTGAGCTGTCGCCCCTGCATTTCAGTCGCCGCAAAGCGCAGATGGAACTGCTGCCAGGACTGATTATCGACACGGTGAAGGCTGACCGATCGGCTGACCTCAGTGCTGGCTTTTTGCGCACCAAGATCATCGAGGTGGTTCAGGATTACAAGAAATGCGAAGGCTGCACTTTAGCTGGCGAACCTCACCCAACAGTACGCTGCAAGACGAACGTCCGCTTCATGGTTGTCTCGGACTGCCCAACATGGCAAGAAGAGAAGAAAGACAAGCTGCTGGAAGGTGACGCCGCTCAGTACGTCAAGCTGGCAATCAAGAATGCAGGATTGAACGTAGCTGAAGGCTATTACACCACACTGGTCAAAGCTAAGAAGCAAGACAAGTTCCTGACCAACGAGCAGATCAATGGCTGTTCCGCTTACATCGACCGTGAGATTGAGCTGATTAAGCCACCGATCATCGTGGCGCTTGGCTCGTCAACCATCAAGAAGTTCGTTCCAGGACTGAAGGGTGGGGCAGCAGAAGTGGCTGGTAAGGCGTTCTACGACCCCAAGCTGGACGCGACCATTGTTTGTGGCCTCAACGCACAGCAGATTGGCTTTGACCCAGACAAGCAACTGATTTTGGATGAAGCATTCCGAAAAGTCGCCGAGATTTTGTCTTAAAAGATAAGTCAAAGGTGACTTACAACCCCGCGATTCAGACGCTAATATCAAGCGTCAGAGTTTTATGACACACAAGGAGTAACCATGTCAAACCCAGAGATTTCCGTAGAAGACGCAGAGCTTGCCGCATTGATGGATGAGCTAGAGCGTGAGAACGCCAGCTTCCCCGTGCAAGCTGCTGTACCAGCCAAAGCTGCGGAACCTACACCCGAACCCGAACCACAGCCTGTCGCTGAACCCGAACCCGAGCCAGCACCTGAGCCTCTGCCAGAGCCAGCACCTGTGAAGGTCGAAAAGCCTAAAGCGATTGCGAAACCAAAGCCAGAGCCAGAGATTGACATGGCTGCACCCGCTGAAGATGAAGCTATTAGTGCAGACGTTCCACAATCGTCGGCTGCGGCAAAGCTAAAGTATTCAATTGACGTGGTGGAGTTCAACAAAGAAACCAAGCTGACCGAAGCCACGCTGGACAACTGCATGATCGAACAGTCCGGTCTGCGCGCCTTCTACGGTGCCCAGGCAGCGAACGCAGAAGCCCAACATGCTCGTTTGAAGGCTCGGTTCGAGGTATTGGAGGCCAAGCTGTACGACGACGCTCGTAAGTCCCTGGCGGCAGCAGGCGAGAAGACCACTGAGAAGATGGTTGAGAACGCCGTGAAGATGAACCCCAAGTGGTTGCAAGCCAAGAACGCCGTCATCGAAGCTGACACCATTGCCAACATCAACAAGTCGTTGGTGGCGTCCCTGGCTGATCGCCGCGACATGATGATCCAACTCGGTGCCGACCGACGCGAAGAATACAAGGGTGCAGCCCGTGTTCTCGCCGAAAAGGACAACATTAGTTCTCTAAAAGACCGCGCTTCACGAGCGGCCGTAGGGAACATTCAGTGATTGTGTGTACGGGGCGATTGAATAAGTCACTCCTGACATATAATGAAAATGCAGACGCGAAGTAACTCTCGGGACGCATTAACCTCAACCTCAAAGGAAACTACAAATGGATACCTCGAAACTCCTCGAACTCATGAAAGCTAAAAAAGCTGCTCTGAAAACCAAAGACAAGACGATCAAGCCCGCTCCTGGCGCTAATCGTTATGTTCTGCTCCCAGGCTGGCGCAAGGGTGAAGAACACGTTTGGTATCACGACTTCGGCCAGCATTACATCAAGAACGCAGCGGATGAAATTCAAGCTGTGTACCCATGTAATGAAGCGATCTACGGCAAACCTTGCCCGATCTGCGACAGTTTGAACCGTGCAATGCACGCCTCTTCGGACGACGAAACGACCGAATTGCTCAAGAAGGCCAAAGCAGGCCGTAGCTTCTTGCTCAACGTGCTGGCTCTCGACTCGGAAGACCCGACCACTCCCCAAATTCTCGAAGTGCGTACTACTGTTTTCGGACAGTTGGTTGAAGCAGTTGAAGAATGGGCTGCCTCCATCTTTGATCCAGAGGGCGCACAAGTTCTCACGATCACTCGCGAAGGCAAGGGTTTGAACACGAAGTATTCGGTTCAAGTCAGCCCCAAGAAGCACCCAGTCCCCGCCGCTGTTTACGGCAAGCTGGCAAACCTGGATGAGTACGTGCATCAGGAAAGCGACGAGCAAAAGCGTAAAGCTCTCGGCGCAATCGCTTCGGTGGCTGGTCTCTTGCCAGCTCCCGCTGGTCGTAACCCCGATGTGCCTCGCACTATCGCTCAAGAAGCTGAAGAAGTGATTGAGACTGCCGCGCGCGCTCCAGCGCCAGCAGCAGCTCCCTCTCCAAAGCTGGATGAGGAACTCGACGACCTGTTGAGCGACTTGAGCTAAAGGGAGTGAGGGTCAGCTCAACCAAGCCTTCGGGTTTGGTTGGCTGGCCTTCTTCATTATGAAGACCCTAATCATCGACGGCAACAGCATCGGTTGGGCTGCTCACTACGCAACCAAGCTCACGTCAGGCGACATGCAGACTCAGGCAGTCTTTGGCTTTCTGAAGACAATGCGTGACCTCCGACAGACCTACCGTGACCACTCCATTCTTGTGCTTTGGGACGGCCGCGCTCAGTGGCGTTTTGACTTGCTTCCAACGTACAAGAGTACGCGAGACAACGACCCCAAGAAAGCAGCGATCAAGAAGGCTTATACCGAGCAAACTCCGTACATCAAAGACGCACTTGCGGCGTTAGGTGTTCGCCAAATGCGCGCGGTAAACCAAGAAGCTGACGACATGGCTGGCTACATGGTGGCTACTCTGTCTAAGAACCCTGAGAACGAGATTCAGCTCATTACAGGCGACGAAGACTGGTTGCAATTGGTTCGACCAAACGTAGGTTGGCGTGACCACCGCAATGACGCCAAGATCATCAACGCTGGCAACTTCTACGATAAGACTGGATACAAGACACCACTAGCCTTCCTCGAAGGTAAGTGTCTTCAGGGCGATGGCTCTGACGATGTTCCAGGCGTCGGCGGTATCGGTGAGAAGGGCGCACCTGAGTTCTTGGCAGAGTTCGGTAGCGTTCGCAACTTCTGGGTGCAGTGCGACAGTGGCGCATTCGTACCAAAGAAGAAGGCGCACATTCGACTTGCAAGCGCAGAAGGGCGTCAAATCTTTGGCCGCAATCTGCGAATGATGCAACTCATGAAGGTTGCCAAGCCGAACAAAGAAGACATGGAGATTCGCACGGATAGCTTCAATCAAGAGAAGTTCACCGCCATCTGCGAAGAGCTTGCCTTCAACAGCATCTTAAAAAACATGGACGTGTTCGTAAGACCGTTCGCAAACTGAAAGAAACAAATGTCAGCCTTAACAGACCTCCTTTCCGCAATGGACAAAGAGTTGGGCGCCAATGCAGACGGCCAACAAGTTACAAACTTCATCGACACTGGCTACCCTCCGCTGAACCACATCATGTCGGGTCGCTATGACGGTGGCTTGCCGTTCGGCCGCATGGTTGAAATGTTCGGTGAATCCTCAACAGGTAAGACCGCACTGGCAACGATGTGGATGGTTCGCGCTCAACAAATGGGTGGCGTTGCCGGCTTCATCGACTGGGAGCGCTCGTTCGACGTGAGCCTCGCTGAAGGTTTCGGACTGAAGTCTGAGCGCCCACACTGGCTGTACTTCAAACCAAAGACATGGGAAGAAGGTAACGTCAAAGCTGCGAAGGCTTGCAAACTCATTCGTGAGTCCAAAGCCATTCCAGACGAAGCGCCCATCTTGTTCGTGTTTGACTCCATCGCCGCAGCGTTGCCAAAGTCGCAAGCTGAGAAGGAGATTGACGAGTACACCATGAACGACACAACGGCTTTGGCTCGCGTGACTTCGACAACACTCAAAGCGATGGCGCAGCACTGCGAAGAATACAACGCGACGTTCCTGTACCTGAACCAAATGCGTTTGAAGCCTGGCGTTGTCTACGGCGACCCTCGCACCACCCCAGGCGGTAAAGCGATGGAGTTCTACGCAACCGCACGTCTGGCTTTGGGTCGTCAAAAGATCATGGAGCAACAAGACGGCGAAAAGACCTTCGTGGGACAGAACATTTCTATCCAATGCGTGAAGTCCAAGATGACCAAACCATTCCAAGAGTGTTCGGTTCGCATGAGCTTTGACGAGCTTGGCGCTGCACAGTTTGATACCACGTTCAGCCTGCTTGAGTACCTGATCGCCCACAAGATGATTACGTACAGCAAACCGCGCGTGACTTGGATCGACGGTAAGCAATACTTCGTGAAAGCCCTGGCAGAGAAGATCACCAAAGAAGGTACGCACTCGGAACTGCTGAAACTTTTGCCAACGTAAGGTAAGAACTGGCTCCCTATACTTTTGTTCTCGCAAACAAAACTTATAGGGAGCTATATGGAAATCCAAGTTATTGGTTTCATCCCGCCGGTTGTCGGCATTGATGGAGAGTTCAACACCTTTCGCATGGGGCGCAAGTTAAGCAAGCTGCCTGAAGGTGAAGATGTTCTTCTCATGGATGAGAAAAAGAAGGCTGTGATCGGCATGGCGAAAGTCACCTACGTCGATTCAGGAACCTTGAGTGAAATGTGTGTCTTGTACGCCTCTCAGAATCACACGGAGCTTGCGACTAAGTCCGAGAATCCGTCAGAGAGCCTCTACAAGACGATTTTGAAAATTTATGGGCCGCACATTGTCAATCCGTCAAAGATTTTCACGGTGGTCGGTCTAAGGAGAGTTGAGTAATGAAAATCCAGCCGCACAAAGTAAATTTCAAACACTGCGGCGGCTGGTACGAGTTAGAGGACGGCAGGGGGTTGTACTTGGCTCATCGTCGGATGAGCCACATCTATCGCAAGCGCAACGCTTGGTGCATAGAACGCCTTGCCCTTGAGGAGACGATCACCAAAGGCTACATAGCCGCTGGTGTCGTCGTGAAGGACGGGAAGAAGAAGCTGTTCTACCTAACCAACGTCGAGGACTTTTTTGGCCCCGATTCATTCACGAATCCCCAGAACATTTTGCAGCGCTGTTTGCCGCTGAACAAGTTCAGGGTCACTCCCTCGATGCGCAGGGAAGTTGTTGATTCCGCTATGCGTCTCCGATGAAAAGCGTAGCTACTCCAAACCTCGCTCGATACCATCAAGCTAATAACTGAAAGGTGAAAATGATTCTCGAATCCGCACTGTTATGCCTCGCACTGAACGTCTACCATGAGGCGCGCTCTGAAATGATTCCAGGGCAGTACGCTGTCGCGCAAGTCACAATGAACCGCGCCGGCAAGCCAAGTGAAGTCTGCAAGACTGTGACAGCCAAGCGTCAATTCTCTTGGACAACGAAGATGGTTAAGCAGAAAGATGGCCGCTTCTATCTGAAAGATAACGGTCTGCCTCAAGATGACTACGCATGGAAAAAAGCAGTGCGAATTTCAGAGGTCGTTCTAGCTGGCAAGATCGGCGACTTCACTCATGGTGGAGCAACTTTTTATCACACCAAAGATGCGCGTCCAGTGTGGCGTCATGACTTGGTTAAGACCGCTGTGCTTGGCAAGCACATTTTTTACCGTAAGGCATAAGTCACAACTGACTGGAGAAATATGAAACCATTTGGCTTAATCTCAGATACACACAACCACAACTGGTCTTCCTTCTCGACCACGCTGCCGTCTGTCGTCAACAGTCGGCTGCGTCAAATCTTGGACGAGACGATTCGCTGCGCAAGCGAAGTGGGAAGAGCAGGGGGCGACACCATTTACCACGCTGGTGACTTGTTCCATGTGCGCGGCAGTGTTGCTCCGTCCGTGCTGAACCCCACACTGGAGGTCTACAAGAAGCTGATCGACATGGGCTTCAAGATTGTGATCCTCTCAGGCAACCACGACCTTGAGGGCAAAGAAGCGACAAGCATCGGTAGCGCCATTACCGCGCTGCAAGAAGTCGGCTGCAAAGTCATCAACTCAATCGACGATGGCGCAACTGCCAGTGATGATGTGGTGATGGTTCCCTGGATACCTCAAGTCGCTGACCTGAAAGATGCCTTGACGCGCGTCTCTAGCGTTACTGACAGCAAGGACGTTGACCTAATCATCCACGCAGGTATCGACGGCGTCATCAAAGGTCTGCCCAATCACGGTCTGAGCAAAGAGTTCTTGGCTGGTCTGGGCTTTCGCCGTGTCTTCGCTGGTCACTACCACCATCACCGCGACTTGGGCGATGGCGTCTACAGCATCGGCGCTCTGACGCATCAAACATGGTCTGACGTTGGCAGCAAAGCTGGCTTCTTGGTCGTCTCAGACAGCGAAGTGAAGTGGCATGCCTCACATGCGCCGAGCTTTGTTGAGATTGACGCCGCGACTGCACCTGAAGACATTCCACTGATCGTTGATGGCAACTACGTAAGAGCAAAGACCTACAGCGGCAAGTCTGCTGACTTGGAAGCGCTGCGCAAGTTTCTCACCGACAGCGGCGCTCGTGGCGTAACCATCGTTGCGCAACCCGCCACTGGCGTCACACGTACCGCATCCACAGTCAAAGCTGGTGCATCCATTGAAGTAAGTGTTTCGGATTACATCAACGGCGCAGACTTTGACAACACAGCCAAGTTGAACGCGCTGTGCCATTCCATATTGACCGAAGTTCGAGGAGAAGAATAATGAATATCGTAAGCGTATCAGGGGAAAACTTTCTGACCCTCTCGAAGTTCGAGATTGAATTGTCGGAGCGCGGCTTGCTGCTGGTGCAGGGCGAGAACAAAGACGATAGCTCGGCTGAGTCCAATGGTGCCGGTAAGTCATCAGTAGCTGACGCGATCTGTTGGGCGCTCTACGGCGTCACAGCGCGAGGCGTTGCCAGCGATGCTGTCGTCAACAAGACGGCGAAGAAGGACTGTTTTGTCGAGGTGACGCTCTCCGATGGCGCAGACGAGTATCGAATCACTCGCTACCGCAAACACGCCACGTATAAGAATCAAGCCATCGTTCTGCAAAAGAGTAAGAACCCAGGCGAAGCGCCGATCGAACTTCATAAAGGCACCGAGCGTGAGACTCAAGAGGTGATCGACAAGGTGGTCGGATGTAGCCTCGAAGTCTTCACCGCAGCCGTCTACGCAGGTCAGGAGAAGATGCCCGATCTGCCAGCAATGACCGACAAGCAGCTCAAGCTGATGATCGAGGAAGCTGCCGGCGTTGAAGTGCTTGCCAAAGCTCACCTCAAGGCGCGTGAGAAGTTCAATCTGAAGGCTGGTGAAATGACCGTGGCTCAGTCGCGCATCGACATGGCCGCCAACAACAAAAAGGTTCTTCAGGACGACCTTGAAGGCTCAGAAGTTGGATTCAAACACCACGAAGACAACCGCAAGCCATTGGCGAAAGCAGAGTTGTCTAAGGTTGTGCCCATCAAGGCAGAGATTGACACGCTCAATGACGAAATCGCCTCGCTGAAGGAGACTGATGTGCTTGCGGAGCTGGCAGTCATCGACACCAAGTTCTCCTCGCTTCGAGCGGAGTCTAACGCGCTGGAAGAGTTCAAGAACGCCGCTGCCGCATTTGATCGAACCTTCACACTGGCGCAGTCTGCCGCCGCTACCGCCAAGCGCAAACATGCCGACGCAGTCGAGGCGCTGCGAACGGTTGACGACAAGGTGGGCAAGCCATGCGGTGAGTGCGGCAAAGACTACTGCGAACACGACATTGAGGCAGCGAAGAAGCTGCGTACCGAAGATGTAGCGAAGGCGGAAGCAGAGCTGCGCAGCGCTGCCACTGTCTACAAGAAAGCCAAGACCGACGCTGAAGAAGCGCAGAAGCGCGCCACTGAGTTCAAAGCGTCAATGACTGACACGACCGAAATGGCTCGACGACGCAGCGAATTGAACGCTGTCCTGTCAACCGTTGAAGCGTATAAGAAGCAAGTCACCGCAAAGACGCGCGACATTGAGGACATTAAATCGAAAGCGAAGTCGTACCTTGAGGCGCCCAACCCCTTTACGAAGATCATCGAGCTGCAAAAAGCCAAGATCGAACAGAATGATGCCATTCTGACAAAGGCTACCGCTGAGAAGGTTGCTCTCGAAGAGGAATATGAGCTGCTGGACTCGGCAGTGAAGGTCTTCGGGCCGGCAGGGGTTCGCGCACACATTCTCGACACCGTGACGCCATATCTAAATGATAGGACTTCTCATTACCTGTCTGCACTTGCGGACGGCAACATTCACGCAGTCTGGAACACTCTGGCAAAGAGCGCGAAGGGTGAGCTGAAGGAGAAGTTCAATATCGAAGTGGTCAACGACAAAGGCGCCGAGTCATTCAGCGGCTTGTCTGGCGGTGAGAAGCGCAAGGTTCGTCTGGCGACTGCGATGGCACTGCAAGACATGGTGGCGTCTCGCGCTACCAAGCCTATCAACATCTTTGTGGCAGACGAGGTCGATCACGCTCTGGACGAATCGGGTCTTGAACGCCTCATGACGGTCTTGAACGACAAAGCGACGGAGCGCGGCACTGTCATGGTTATCAGCCACAACAGTCTCGCTGACTGGATCGACAACGTCATCACGGTCAAGAAGGAAAGCGGCTTCGGTACGCTGTCTGGCGCCACACGCGCTTGATAGTTCATAGGGTGATTACGTCTCGCCTGAGAGAATAAGTCACCCGTGACTACAATCAATGACCAAACCGAAACACAAGCAGGAGCAGTAATGGAAGAGAAGACCCAGAAGGAACAAATCACGGAAGACGTGATGGCGCCGCTGGTTGAAGCAATCACCAAAGCAATGCAGGCGACCCACGAGACCTTCATGCTGATGGAGCCTTTGACGCTGACCGTTCTCAAGGAGAAGGGCTACTCGAAGGCGCCTCACGTTGGCTCTGAAGACTTTCGCCCTGTGCGCGTCTACATGGGCAAGCGAGGCAAGATGATTTGCGTCTTCAAGCCAATCATGACCGCCGACTACAAAGAGATGGAGATGGCGCAAGACGAAGCAGAGCGCAGCTTGATGGGATTCAGAGAGTTCCTGAAAGAGACGACCGCCGGTCTTGACTCCACCATCGCAGAAGCGCGTCGCCAGATTGCAGACAAAGCAGAGCGCGCCGCCCTGGAAGACCGCTACGACAAGTACGAAGACTTGGGGTTTGGCTCGTGGTAATCAAGGGTCACTTCAGTCTCGCCAGTTACGAGTACCTCGCATCAGGCAATTCAACGAACCCTGGCTTGGTGCGAGTAATGGTGGAGGCGTACATGGAAGTGCCAGAAGTCACCAAGCTCCAGAACGCGCTTATCAACCGCAAAGGAGACTTGATGCAAATACACATCGAACCGCCAACAAGCGCAGAGACCCCTGAAATCGTATCTGTCCCAACGACAGATAAACCCTCAACAGAAACAGAAAGCTGGTAATGAAAATCATAGGCATCGACCCATCACTGCGTAACTTTGGCATCGTCAGTGCAACCCTGGACGCGAACTCGCTCACCTTCAAGGTGGACAGCATGAGACTTGTAGAGTCCGAGGACAATGCGGCGAAGCAAAAGACGGTGCGCAAAAACTCCGACGACCTACGCCGCGCCAAGTTGCTTTACGACGGCATGATGGAAGAGTGCAAGAGCGCAGCCTTCGCGTTCGTTGAAGTTCCTGTAGGCTCACAAAGCGCACGAGCAATGGCGTCGTATGGCATCTGCGTCGGTGTCTTGGCTGCTTGCCCAATTCCAATCATTCAAGTGACGCCTTCTGAGGTGAAGCTGGCCGCCACTGGCTACAAGACCGCAGAGAAGTCGGAGATGATCGAAGCGGCAGTCAAAGAGTTTCCTGAAGCCAAATGGCTTACACGCAAAGTCAAAGGTGAAACCAAACTCCTCAATGACAACGAACACTTGGCAGATGCCTGCTTTGCAATCAAAGCTGGCCTGAAGTCCACCGAGTTCCGTTCTGTGATGGCGCTGTTCAAGGCGGCTGCCTGATATGGCGTTTCATTCTGTAGGCATGTCGCAGCGCTACAACGCGCTTGTGGACTACGAAACAATTAAGTACGAGACGGAAGAGGTGACGCCCAATCGCCTTTGCAACAAGAAGTTCTTCTTCGAAGTAAGCAGCCTTGAAGCGATGCAGTCCAAGTTTCCGGAATCTGCGCGCCTCAAGATCACTCATACGCTCCGAAAAGACGTACCGGAATGTGAGGGCTGTTCGAGCATCAAGGTTGACGAGCAAGAGAACTTGGAGCGCATGACCAAGCAGTATTGCGTCTCTTGCGGACAGACAGATCAAGTCCAAATTCGCTGTAAGAACGAAACCTTATACAGACGAGGTGGCGTATTCAGCTACACCCGCATCAAGACCGACGACATGCAACTCATGAGCCTCATTCCAACTGACAGCGCGCCACTGGAGTCAGAAGTGCCGCGCAGTCCAGATACCCCAACTACCGAATCGGACACTTGGTAGTCGTCCTTATATGGTAAGTCACTCGTGACTGCAATAGAATCACCGTCCCCCAAATTAACAACACAACAAGGAGTTTTATGCACGAAAGTATCAACACGCCCGCACGGGAATACGCCAAAGGTATTGGTGACGCCGTAGCGGATCGCACAATTAACCGTAAAGTAGTACGCCAGGTGGAGAGCTACACGAAGGTGATTGAGCTGCCGCGCCGCGATGACATGGCGCTAGACCATGAAGTAGACGAGTGGTGCAAGTCCAACAACATCGTCATTCAGGGCTATCACGTTGCTTATGGCGATGAACTGATTGTCAAGATTGAGTTGACCGTTACAGGCCACATTGAAGTTGAGACTTGGGCAGACGTTGCAGCTCGTGTCGCTTACGGCAACGCCACACTGCATCCTCAGATCGAAGGTACGCAACTTGCGGAGCTGGCTCGCCAACGCACTGCTGAGTACGAGAAGATGCACCACCACCTGCGCCAAGCGTCCATTCTCATGTCGGGTCGCCACCTGCAACATGGTGACGAGACCCAAGCGGTTCGCAACATGGAAGTCTTCACCAACTGTTCGACAGCAGCCACGACCTTCCTGACCTTCTATCTCTTGCTCAATGGTTCGGGTGTCGGCCGCAGCTATGACAACGCCATGATTAAGGCTGATTTGAACAACTTGCCTGTGACTGTCTGCACCATCGACATGATGCACAAGGATTGTCAGTCTGGCGAAATTAACGCTTTGGACTTACGTACTGCCAAGCATCTGTACGCCGGTCGTGAAATGGAAATCTTCGAGGTGCCAGACAGCCGCGAAGGTTGGGCGAAAGCTATCGAGAAGATGGAGTATGCCGCCTTCCGTGGTGACAAGCGCGACACCGTTTTGATTTTGGACTTCAGCAAGGTTCGTCCTCGCGGCGCACCGATCGGCGGTATGCAGAATCGTCCTGCGTCCGGCCCTGGCCCAATGATGACTGCTCTGAGTAATGTCGGCAAACTGCGTGACGCTGGTATGGCTCCCTGGCGCGCCGCCATGTACGCTGACCACTACATCGCCGAATGTGTGCTGGTGGGTGGCGCTCGTCGCGCAGCTCGTATGGCGACAAAGACTTGGCGTGACAAGAACGTGCTGGACTTTGTTCAAGTCAAGCGCGGTGGCTTCCTGTGGTCGTCTAACAATAGCGTGACTGTGGACTCTGAGTTCTGGCGTCACGTCGATAATGCCATGCGTGGCGTACACAGCCATGACCCAATGCAAGATGCGGAGCAAGAGCATGCCTTCGCCGTGTTCAATGCCCTGTGTGACGCTGCTTACCACGATCAAACTGGCGAGCCAGGCATCATCAGCGTTGATAAATTGACATGGAGCGACGAGGGTACGGAAGTGCTTCTGGATGGTAACTTCGCGGAGTCGGAGCGTTACAAGCTCGATACCGAAACCCTCGAACTGACCGCAACACTGGCTAAAGCATGGCTCAATTCGCCCTATAAGGTTATCACCAACCCCTGTGGCGAAATCGTTCTGGGTGCTTTGGGTGGCTATTGCGTGATTGCTGACGTGGTTCCGTACCATGCTGGCGAACGCTCTGCGACAGGCTTGGATCAAGTGACGAACGAGGAGTGGGACGACGATGCTGAAGACTCCTTCCGCACCGCGACACGCGCCCTGATTCGTACCAACCTAATGGACAGTCTGTACGGTAAAGAAGTGCGCCGCACAAACCGTATCGGCGTTGGCATGACCGGCTTGCACGAGTACGCCTGGGCACGTTTTGGCTATGGTTGGAAGGACATTGTTGACGAAGCTAAGTCGCTGGACTTCTGGCTGACTCTGAGCCGCTTCAAGCGCGCCGTACAGAGCGAAGCCAAGAGCTACTCAGAGGCTTTGGGCGTCGCTGTACCTCACACCAACACGACCATGAAGCCTGCCGGCACAACGTCCAAGCTGTTCGGTCTGACAGAAGGCGCTCACTTGCCTTCAATGCGTGAGTACCTGCGTTGGGTGCAGTTCCGTAATGACGATCCATTGATTGACCAGTACCGTGAACTTGGCTACCCAGTGAAGAAGCTCAAGACCTACAGCGGCACGACCATCGTTGGCTTCCCAACCATCCCTGAAATCTGCAAGTTGGGCATGGGTGACAAACTCGTGACGGCCGCAGAAGCTACACCGGAAGAGCAATACCAGTTCCTGCGCTTGATGGAAAAGTATTGGATCACTGGTGTGGAAGAAGACGGTGTGACGCCTCTCGAAGAGCGTGGCAACCAAGTGTCTTACACGCTGAAGTACGACCCTAAGACTGTGTCGTTTGAGGAGTTCAAGCGCACTCTGTTCGAAGGTCAGTCCACTATTCGCTGCTGCTCGGTGATGCCACAAGCTGACACCACAGCCTACGAATACCAGCCTGAGCAACCCGTGACAAAGCACGAGTTTGAAATGATCGTCGCCGCCATTAAGGACAGCGAAGAGGTCAAGGAAGACATTGGCTTTGAACACGTTGATTGCGGGGCAGGTGGCTGTCCAATCGACTTCACTGAAGACAAAGCCTAACCACCAACCAGCTACCGCCTTCGGGCGGTAGTTTCACATTAGGAGTAACCATGACTGAGAACCAAACCGACACTGAAGAGGACGTGATTGACCCCGTCTTAGAAGCTCAAAGAGAGCGCCAAGCTATCGCGATGTTCACAACATTGCGCGAGTCATTGGAACGCTATTCTGAGCATGAGGCAGCTTTCAAGAAGAAATAATCAGGCGATCTTTAAAATAAGTCAGTGGTGACTTGCAAACCCGCGAAAACTTATATAAGATTCATACATTGAAAGATTGAAGCGGGGTAGCTCAGTAGGTTAGAGCGCTGGACTCATAATCCAGAGGTCGCAGGTTCGAGTCCTGCCCCCGCAACCAGTTTCTTGCAAGAAGAACAGAGACACGGTAGTCCTAAAGGTGTGGGGACTATAAAAGCCGACAAACGTCTGGGGTACAACTCCATACGCACCGTCATTCCCTAGTAGCTCAGTTGGTAGAGCAATGGACTGTTAATCCATGTGTCGGTGGTTCGAACCCACCCTGGGGAGCCATGAAGTCTGTCCTCTCTAAGAGGAATGGTGAAACAAGCCTCTTGACGGCAAAGGAGTAGCTTGACCCACGAGAGAACAGACTTGATGGAACGCTCGGTTCGTCTATCGGTTAGGACACCGCCCTTTCACGGCGGTAAGGCGGGTTCGATTCCCGCACCGAGTACCAGTATCGGAGATTAGCGCAGTC